TTCATTAGTGACCTCGATCATTTTGGTAGTTTTGTCATATGCAACTTTCATAACTACTCCAAAAGTTTTTATGATGTTGTTACTGCCTCATACAATGCTTCAACATCATCCATCTCAGTGCGAACTTCAGAAAGATTTTGTTTGTGGTAAATATTTGCCATCTTACGAAGATACTTTTTAGGCACTTCCACTTTATCAGAAACTTCATCAATGATTTCTTTCATCAAAGACTTTTCTGCTTCAACACGAGTCATTGAGTCAGATATTTCTTTCAAAGCATTCAATAGAGTTTGCTTTGATTGTGGATCACTTGGAATAATAATATTAGACATTGTACTTACTACCTGCTTCAGTTGCTACCCAGTATTCAACCTTTGCACCCTTGAAGTGCGAGATACCACGTTGAGAAATAGACACCTTATAGTCATCTGACATGAACTTGAAGTTCTCAACTTTGAACACAAAGTCAAAAGTAGCAGATGCTTCAACACCGATGTCGTGAGAGAACTCGTTTGAAGTTGGATTTTTAGTATCAGTAGCAACCAATACAACTGAACCATCAGCACCACGAACAACAACTTCAGGTAAACCCAACTGATTCGCTGCGTTGACAACTTTCTTCAGATCATCAAATGCCAAATCAAACTCAACTTCAACTGATGGAAGTTCTAGATTCTTATCGGGTGGAGTTGTTACCATAGATGGATCAGTGTAGGTATAACGTGACTTGTTCTTACCTTCGCTGATTGTAACAGCAGAGTCGCCAAAGTCGTAGTCTTCATCTTCAAACAAAGACACAAGACCCAAGAACTGACTCAGATCATAGACAGCAAATGCTTTAGGGAACGATTCATCTACAACTGCTTGTGCCAGAATATTCTTCTGTTCAGAAACAGTACGCAGAACATTACCTGCTTTTACCGAAATAGAAGGATTGATTGTAGAGAAATTCTTCAATACATCAAAGGTGTTATCACTTAGTTTCATTTTATATTACCTGTCAGCAACAAATTTATTCAAGTTTGTTTTAGCGTTCTCATCATGAACATATAACGCAATCACTGCGTAGTGTAGCACCTTCAAGAGATCTTTTCTTGCGTCTTCACTTGTGCCTTTCTTGCCATATCGTTGAGCATACTTCATAACATTACCCAACGCAAAACCCATACCATGTCCGCTATCAATTACGAACTCAGTGGTTTGGAATTTGTTTTGACTATAATGCTGATCGTATGTGTCATCAATATAGTCCATCAACTCTTGAACCAGATTCGGTTCATTATATTTGTATTCACTCATTATCTAAATACCTCACCAACAATATTACCCAAAACAAATGATCTTGGAGTTTCATTTACTGTAACCCAAGAATAGAAAGAAGGGAACATTACAATTTCACCCTTAGATAATACAATATTTTCATCACCTTCAATTCCACTTGCTACAGAAACAACTAGATCATCATCGTCTAAATTTGCAACAAAACAAATCTTTGAAACAATTTTCGTAGAATACCTTTCTACATTATTGACAATAGGACTTTTGTCAATGGTAATCTTTACAACTTCACCCAAACCTAGAAGTTTATACTGATACGAAATGGAGTTTTGAGAATCTACAACTGCACAAATTTGCTGCAAGTTTGGATCAAACTCTAAATTAGAATCATCTTCAAGTTCTTTGAGTTTGTCGCAAATATAGGGTTCAAGAGAATATGTGTCTATAACTCTTGCACCAAACCTTTGTGTCTCGGTAAAAAACATAATCTCAGGTTTTTCTTCTTTAGTATAAGTATTCATATCACTTCTTCATATTTTTGATTGCATCAGCATCAGCAGTTGCAGTTGTACCAAGTTGTGCTAAGTCCACCAACGAACCACCAAAGGTATAAGAACCAGTGTGCATCAATTTCATCCAGGGTGCCATCCATACATCAACACCAATTTTTGCCATCCACTGACAGAACATATAGTCTTCAGACAAATAACGCTTTGAGTCTGGATCAATCAGTGCTTGGAAGTACATCATAATCTCACGTGAACCATCGAAGTGTTTGGTACGAACATGATCAGGCAAGTATGAATAATCAGGATATGCTTCATCAAACTTCTTGAATGCGTCTTTGGTGACCATCATAAAACCAGTACCACCTTCAAGCACCTTGACTGGTTCATCAATACGAACTTGCGATTGACCACTAGCAGGGTTGAAGACATAGTCACCAACATAACGCTCTAATTGAGAAGGGTCTTCATCAGCAAAACCTTTATCAACTGCAGTCTTGATTTTTTCCCAAGCAATAGTCTTCTTAGGATATGGACCACACATGATATGTCTACCATCAGGATCGTCATGATCCATTAGAGCAGCAAGAGTCAATACATCGTTAGGGTCGAAACCAATGTCAGAGTCGATAAACATCAAGTGTGTATAGTCTGAACGAAGGAACTCATCTACACAATAGTTGCGTGCACGAGTAATAAGCGATTCATTGAAAAGGTAGAAGAACTTGATGTCAATACCATAGTGTTGACCAAGTTTTGCCAGATCGGCAGTAGACTTACAGTACATACCATGGCAGTTGCCACCGTACATAGGAGTTGCTACAAAGATTTTCTTTTTACGCAACTCAGACAATTCAATTTGTAATTCCATTATATCTCCAATAATATAGATTGTTCAATTATTATATAGGGTGTACGGTATTTAGTCAACAAATAGCATACATGTCACGTTGTTCTGTCCAAACAATGTAACCTTGTTCTTCCAGAATACGCTTCATATTTATATCGTCTATATGAGAATGTTCAAGTTTTATTGTTGTTGGTTTTATATTCCAAGAGTATGCTTCGATGATATTTGTTTCATGCCCCTCAGCATCAATCTTTAGAAAATCAATTTGTTTGATTCCATAGATCTCAATAAGGGTATCAAGAGTCAGGCATTCTACTTCACGAGTTTCCTTCAAGAACTTCTTGTTGCGTCCATCTTCAATCTCAAACATATTAGCACCCTTGTGATTGTCAGAAGCAACAGAGGAAATACCACGAACCCAATCATCTCCTTCTGATACATGGAAGTCGATTGTTCCATCATAGTCTGAGATGACAACATTCTCAACATGCACAAACTTGTATGGTGATGCCTGAATACGAAGATTATCATACAGTTCTTTTACTGGTTCAACCAGAATACCTGCCCAACCATTTCTTGCTAGTGGAAGGCAGGTGTCAAAGTCACAAGCACCTATTTCTATAAATGTTTTCAATTAGTTTTTTCTCATAAAGAAAACAATAAACAAACGACCATCTTCTTTTGTTGTTCCAAAATACTTATCTGATTTATGGAACTCATCTGGATCATAAATCACCAAACGATTGTACTTATTGTCAATGACTTCTCTTACATTATAATCATCAACATCGCCAGAGTCATCTTGTGGATCACCCTTCACATAGTTTGGATCTTTATGGTCATAAAGAATAGTGCCGCTGTTCTTTGGTGGATTTGGAGTCAGATATACTAGACCAACATGAGTTGGTTCAAAGTATAATGAGTCACGATGAACCCAACTGTTGCCATCTTCCACATTACAATACTGAAAGAAAGAGTGAGTAAATGTAGAAGCACTGCGGTCAATACCAACAGCATCATGAACACCACCCATCAATTCTTGAAATATATCAGGATTCAATGCACTGATAAAGTCAGATCTTTTTCCTGGATAGTTTGCATTGTTTGGATCATAATCACTATGCCAAAATGATTGCTTCAATGCATAATCCCGAATGACATCAGGATTAGCAAAGAAGTTATCCACAATAATGGGATCAAACATTACACACATCCAGTTGGTTTTGGCAGACCACCATACTTAGCAATTTGCTTCATTGGTCCAGACTTCCATACATCATAAAGACCTTTTGCTTTACGATCCATACCAAGTGCTTTGCCAAAGTCTTTGATGCGTGGAACCATTGAAGATTCCTCATACATCTCACGTGCTAATTTGATATGATTGAACATTTCTTCTGTGATCTCAATACCATCAGCAAGTGCCATTTGTTCACAAATATCTGGTGTCCACTGATTCATGTCAACCAAGAAACCATCACCATCTCGTTGTACTGTTGTCATTATTCTGCTCCTAAGTAGTCCATAACTTTTTCTGGAGAAGATTCACCATATGGATCATCTTCTGCTTGATCTTTATATCCAGGTTCAACACCAATCCATTCAATGCTGCCATCATTGACAACCATTGCATATCGCCACGAACGATTACCGAAACCCAAGTTGCGTTTGCCGCACAGCATACCCATGCCGACAGTAAAGTCACCGTTGCCATCGCAAAGTGCTTTCACATTCTTGACACCGTCTTTCTCGAACCACGAGTTCATTACAAAACCATCATTGACTGAAAGACAGTAGACTTCATCGACACCCATAGATTTGATTGCGTCATAGTTCGCATCGAATCCAGGAAGTTGTTGCGATGAACAAGTTGGAGTCCACGCACCTGGAAGTGCGAATACAACTACACGTTTGCCTGCAAAAACTTCATCAGTGGTTTGCTCTACAAAGCGACCACCAATAGGACAACCACCTTCAGGAGCGATGTCACCATCACGTCCGATAAAAGTTGCCACTGGTACTTTATTTCCTACACCTAACATATTATTCTCCAATTAGAAAGGGATGTCTGCTGTGTTGGTATCTTCAACACGATCTTCCTCAGTTTCGAGTTGTACACCCTCATCAACTTTGGTATACAAATCCATGAACGATAGTTTTGTATCGTCATCAAAACGATTAGTACACATCTCAATCGCACGCATACGATCGTTGAAGATAGCATGTGCCTTAGCAATGTGAACCAAACGACGTGTTGAGATAATCTCATCAACGCCACCATCCATAAAGGTTTTGCGGATGATATCTGCCCAA